AATAGGATCAACAACAGTTTCTGCAAATCAATCAGTTACTCTTGGATCTGCTGGAGCTGGAGCTTCAGAGCAAGCAATTGGAAGCGCTGGAACATCAAGTACTTTTGGAGCTATAACTGGTGCAGGTGGTAATGGAGGAAGCTTTAGCCCTAATGGCTATTCTGGTGGAACTGGCGGTAATGGAGGTTCTGGCGGAGGCGGAGGAGGTACTGGTGAACAACCAGTCGCAGCTGGAGCTGGTGGAGCAGGAGGTTCTACTGGTGGATCTGGAACAGCTGGCACAAGAGCTACCAATGCTGCTGGTAATGGTGGAGCAGGTGGTAATGGAAGTGGAAACGCAAGCTCACCTGGAGCTGGTGGCGGTGGCGGTGGAGGAAGATGGGGAGGTGGAGGTGCAACAGGGTATGCAGGTGGAAATGGATCAGCAGGAACAGTCACAATCACCTACTAATATAAAACTATACGCAGTTATTGAAAATATCTTAGTAGTGGATGGGTGGCTTGCACATAGTTTAGAAGAGGCCTGTAGAGATAATCCAGGAAAAGGCATTGTTCAGTTGAATGATAGCAATAGTCCACAATATATAAATAGTAGGTATTCAGGAAATAAAAACGATATAGTTTACATCAAAAGCATTATCTGATACTATATATGTATGTCAAATAACATAATAAGGTTTAAAGCAACTTCTCAACATGTATTGGAAGTTAGATCAAAACCAATTCCAGCAGCATCTTTTGTTCCAGAATGGTGGAAAAATATGCCTATTTATACAGAGAACAGAACATCCTTTGCATTAGATCCATATCCATCAGTAACAACAAAAAGATGTTTTCCAATGTTAGACGCAATATCATCTGGTTATATGGTTACACTTTGGTCAGACGTATTAGTTTCAGAAAATAAAAATATTAATGATAAAGCTAGAATACAGTGGACCACAAAAGAACCAGTTGCAGATGCTTGGTCAGAAATACATACTGAAGGATTTGAATACCCAGATGATTGTTCAAAAATTGTTTTTAAATATATGCATGGGTGGATTATTGAAACACCTCCAGGATGGTCCTGTTTGATTACTCACCCAATAGGATACAATAATTTACCTATAAGAACTTTAACTGGAGTGGTTGATACAGATGTGCTAAAAACTGCAGCAAATTCTCCTTTCATGATTAAATCTGGATTTGAGGGTATAATTGAAAAAGGAACTCCAATGTTTCAAATTATTCCATTTAAAAGGTCTGACTGGAAAGCTGAATATGAATTACAAAAAGAAAATGAAAATTTTTTAAATACAGAAAAGCTTAAAACTAAAATAGTATCATCATATGGAAGATATATAAGAAAGCCAAAAAAATATTTATGAAAACTAACATTATCACATTTACAAATGTTTTAGGCATAAATGATATTTATTCTCCAGAACCATCTAGTAGTTTAATTCCAGACTGGTATAAAGATATTAGCTCTTATAAAAATAATATTAAGGGGGTAGATGAAGATTCATTAACAACAGGAACAATAAAAAAATGTATGCCAGTTTTTGATTCGATCTCCATGGGGTATATTCTTAAATTGCCTGCAGATTTATTTATAAGCAAGCAAATAGATAAAGACGGCACATCTAGAACCTTGTATCAGTGGCCATCTTTAGATCTTGTAAAATTTCATTCAGTTGATCAGGCATATAATCACCCATTTAGGGATAATATAAAAGACTGGTATCCAAAAATTATGAATCCTTGGTCTATAAAAACAGAGGCTGGATATTCATGCCTGTTTATTTCTCCAATGCATAGAAAATTAGACATATTGATATTTCCAGGAGTTGTCGATACAGATACTTATACGGCCCCAGTTAATTTTCCTTTTGTTTTAAACGATCCAAATTTCTCTGGATTAATTCCAGCTGGCACACCAATAGCTCAAGTTATTCCTTTTAAGCGTGAAACTCACATAATGAAAATAGGTTCCGATAAAGAAATATTAGATCAAGAAAGAGTAACGTCTTTAAAAAATACTAGATTTTTTGACTCATATAAAACTTTTTTTAGATCAAAAAAAGAATATAAGTAATGATATAATATATACAAGTCAAGGAGGTGACGAAGGATATCAATGGTTAGTTGATAATCTAGGCGGTACCTGGGTTAAGACTTCTTACAATGCAATTGGTGGAAAAAGAAGAAATCCAGAAACTGGAGAAATTACAGATGAGCCAGGGTTTAGAAAAAACTTTGCAGGAATAGGATTTACTTGGGATGAACAAAAAAATGCATTTATTCCTCCAAAAACTTTAGAATCCTGGATTCTTGATGAAGAAACATGTCTTTGGAAAGCCCCAATAGCGTATCCATCGTCTGGAACATATCTTTGGAATGAAAGCTTGCAAAATTGGGAAGAATTGATTACTGAGTAGTTGTTTGCTTTAAAAAAAATAACCCCCAGATATTTTGTCTGGGGGTATTTTTATGTCCTGATCTAGCTCAAACTTATCTCGTCTGTCTGGACCAAGTGTGCCAAGCATGTTAATCTGAAAGATTCCAAATGAGGAGTCTCCAGTCTTGGTGTTTCCATTAAAAGCAAATGGACGACCATTGGATTCAGCCTTTGCAACTGCCCAAGCAGTTTTTAGACCTTTTCCTTTGAACCCTACCGCCTTAAGTAATTCAACCAACTGGCTGTCAGTCAAACTTGTCGCATTTTCATATTTCTCAAGTACTTTATCTTTGCTAGTGCTAATAAGCAAAAGAGCCGCCTTGTGGGCGGCAGCAGCAGCTGTTTCATTAGTCTCACTCGATAAATTATTCTTAGCAAAGGCAGATGTGCTTGGTACCAAAATCATAGCCAAGCAAAATGCAGTTGAAAGAACCCCCGATAGTATTTTTTTGTCTGTCAAGTTTTTCCTCCTATAAACAGAATGACACCATAACGGTGTCATACACCTTAGTATAACACAAATCTACTCATTAGTACAAGTCATAAAGTGATATAATATGAAGTGGATTATTATATTTTCATTTAGGAGAAATATGGCAACTTATAGAGGGCAAGGCTCAGATAACTATTCTATTGGAGCAACGCCTCCATATGTATCTTGGACAGTTGTTCGTGGTGATACCGCTTCATTTCGTGTTTATGTAACAGATGATGCCAAGGAGCCATTGACAATTGCTGACTGGACAATTCAGATGCAGGTTAAAAGACCTACACCTCCAGTTACAGCAGGAGCCATGACAGATAATGCAACATTAATTTTAAATCTTACTCCAGAGGCTGATGCAGATGATGGTCCAGGAGAATTTACGGTATCCTTAACAGCAGAACAATCAAACCTTCTTCAAACAAATGATATTTTTGATATTGAATTATCTCTTCCACAAAATGAGATTGTTTGGACAGTAGCGCAGGGTAAAATGATTATCCTTGAGGATGTAACAGCCTAATGGTAGCAAGAGCAGTAATATCAGATAAGAAAAAGATAAATACTGTTCTGATTGAAAATGAAGGATTTTATAGATCTACCGTTTTGGAATCAAGGGGTACAGTTTTAATAAATGAAGTACTTCCTTTTAGAGTTAGATTTACAGATATAAAAATTCCAGGGTATGGACCAAACAATGTTCCTGGTATTGGCTTACAAATTATTGAATATTCTAACTATATTCTGTAAGAAAAATATGTTATAATTTAGGCATGGCTAGAACTACTCTCCCCCTCGTCAAGACCAAATTTCAAACTGGTGATAGACCAACTCAAGAAGATTATGAAGATCTAATTGATACCGTTGCAGCTCAATCAACAGACCTTGGAACTTTTGGCAACAATGAAAATACAATCAATGGCATTGAAAATGCAACAGTGGTTGATAATTTTGATGCAACTACATGGAGAATGGTTAAGTACATTATCTCAATTGCAAAAACAACAAATGGAGATAATAAGTTCTACGCAACAGAGTTAACTATATTAATTGACGGTACAAATGTAAACGTCTCTGAATATGGAACAATAGACAATGATGGGAATATTGGCACCGTTAGCGTCTCTAAGGTGGGGTCTACAGTAAATCTAACTGTAACTCCAGCAGTGGGTATTACGCCTATCACAGTTCGTTTTGCACGAATTGGATTAAAGGCTTAACACAAGGAGATAAAAAATGGCAACAGTCAACAAAGACTTTAAAGTAAAAAATGGTCTCATCGTTGAAGGTACAACAGCTACCGTTAACAATTACGATGTTTTGACCAAAAAGCAGGATGACCAAAACTACATCATCAACCTTATTGGTGGAACTGCAACATCTGAGAATACTGCAAACGCAGTAGTAAAGCGTGATGCAAATGGCAACTTCGCTG